GATGGTCAGCGACAGACGCACAAAGCCGAAACCATTGGCGTTGTCAATGTCCTCAGGCTTGATGTTGATAAGCGCCTGCTTGTTGTCGCCCGTAGCCTTGACGATCTGGGTGATCGCTTTTCCGGTCACGTCCTTTGCCCCGGTGCCAATGTTGTCCTGGGCCTGCTGAAACTTTGCGTCCAGCGTTGCTGCGGCACCAAGAATGCCGGTCTCAACGAATGCCAGCAGCGCGTGAAAGTTGGCGACATTGACCCAGCCCGAAGAAACAGTGCCGGCGGCCTGGCTGGCCGGATCGATGGTGGCGAGAATCGACAGCTCTTCGCTGCCCTTTGCATTGGGGAACATGGAAATCTCCTAAATGAAATGAAATCGAGTGGGGTTGTGGGACGCCCAGGGATGTGAGGCGCCCCGCTTTGTGCTTAGCGCGCTGCAAGCTGGATGTACGGCGACAGCGAGTTGCTGCCCTTGGCTGGCGCGATCGGATTGACGATCTTGGATTGGCCGTCCATGCGGAAGGTGGTCCGAAACGCCGTCAGATCCGCATCGAAATACAGATGCATGCTGGTGGCGGTCTGCATGCCACCTGCCTTGGTGATGGTCTGGTAGTACGACAGATCCACCAGCAGCACGTCCCCCTGACTGGAGAAAGTGTTGGCGTGTTGCGAGACGAACACCGGGCGACCGAGCAACGTGCCGTAGGGCGAGACCTGAATGCCACCGACCGACAGGCCCGTTGGCAGGTAGATCGGGAAGTTGCCCAAACTCAGCGTGAAGAGCGCCGGCAGCACATCGTTGTTGACGATCCAGACCGCGTTGGTGAACGAGCCCGGAGGCAGGCGCGCGATCATCTTGGCCAGGTTCTGCGGCAGCAGGGTTTGCGTGGCCTGACCGGATTCCTTGGCCACCGTCACGATCGCACCGGCATTCATGCACCCGATCGGGATACCGTTGCCGGCGCCAAACAAGATGGACTCGTTGGCTTTCCAGCGGATGGACAGCGCCACCTTCTGCGGGAGGTATGTCGTCAGCGCGTTGGCATCGTCCAGCAACTCATCCGTGGTCGGAACCAGCGCCATCAGCTTTTTCAGGCGCAAGGTTGCCAGGCCGAGCACTGGCTTGGTGGCAATCGCCGAGGCGGCCTCGCCTTGCCAATAGGCGCGGATGCCATTTGTGCCCCAAGGGGTGGTTTCGTCCTTGGGAAAGGCCATGCTGTTGCCGCTGATCTCGACGTTGTCGGTAAGCGGCAGGAGCGAGTCTTCGCCCAAGGAGAGCTTGAAGATCTCCTGCGAGAACTGGGGCGGAACCAGAAAGCCGCCGTCCTGACCAGCGGCCTCGTTGCTGAAGTTGGTCGGTGCGGCGGCACCAATGCCACCCAGCAGAAGACGCGCATCGATGGACTGGCCGGGTTTGTCAGCCTGGTAGACGGCCTGCATGAACTCGCCCAGGGAGCCGAAGCCTCGCTTGGGATCTGCCTCGCGGTTGTCGGTCACGATGGGGCCAATGACGCTGGTCACACCGATGCGTGCCTCATCCGCGATCAACGCAGCTTCGCGGTCAATGGCAGCGGATGCGGCATCGATGCGGGTGCGCAGCGCATCAAAGGCAGTGACTTCCTCATCGGTCATGTCGCGGTTGTCGGCTGCGGCGCGGTCGGTCAGGCTGCGAGCCTCTTTGACCAGGGTGGACTTGCGAGACTGAAGCTCGCGCAGTTGCTTACTCATGAAAGGTTCTCCAAAAGAAAAAACCCGCCGCATGCGATCTGCATGGACGGGTTGAACGGACCTAAAAAAACCACCCGAAGGTGGTTGGTGGGGTGACGACCTACGGGTCGTGTCAGCTGTTGGCAGGGCTCAACGGAGCCTCACCGGATGAAAATGGTGATAACTTCACACGGAATTCGGTTTCAAAATAAGGACAAAGGGCAACTATGGGCACTACATTTCGCCACTCTGCTGGGTTCGGAAAGCGGATCGAATACTGGATCATTGGACGCATGCTCAAGGAAGGAATGGACGTCTACATACCTCTGGTCGATGATCACGCGGTCGACGCAATCGTTCGGCGCAAGGATGGGTCCATCGCGCTTGTTCAGATAAAAGCACGCTCTCGCACTGTTGCTGTAGGCGATGCTGCATTGTTTGCCGCAATTCCTCATGAGCATCGATCTGATTACTGGTTTGTCTTTTACTCAGAACGTCTGGATACGACATTGCTGATGACGTCCGAAGAGTTCATCACGGAATCTGTTCAAAACAAGAATGGCAAAAACATTGGGCTGCGTGGAATCTGGTTCAACGGGAAACGTACAGACCGAAAAACTGGAGAAAAGTCGGAGTACATCAAGGATCGGTATCAAACATATGTCATCCAGTATTTCTCCAGGCTTGCGAACAGCACCCCAATTTAAGACCTGTTTTTGATGGCAACTACAAAATTGCCAATGTGCTTCTAGCCTGTGCCAATCGATTTGCCTTCGGCTTTACTGCACCCTTTGCATCACGCCGCATCTTCCTGACCACGTCATCGAATGTGGCTACGCCATCGACCATGTTCTGTGCCATGGCTGCGTCCGCGCCGAGCACTCGACCTTGACCCATGCCCTCGCGTACCTGGGCGATCGGTACGCCTCGACCACGCGCCACCGCTTTCGTAAAGCTGGCGTAGTAGTCATCGACGCGGGATTGCATGAACGCTTGCGCGTCGTCATCCAATGGCGCATATGGATTGCCTTCGACCTTGAACTTTCCAGCCGAGATCAGCGTCGGCTTGACACCCTCAGCGGCGAGCGCCTGCGAGTGGTCGAAATGGGCCTGCCACACGCCGATGGATCCGACCTCGCCACCGGGTGATACATAGAACTCGGAGGCAGAGCACCCGATCCAGTACGCGGCCGATGCCGCCAGACTGTTGGCAACGGCCACCACCGGCTTTTGCGATCGGGCCTGCGTGATCTCATCTGCAAGTTCCGAGACGCCATAGACGCTTCCGCCCGGGCTGTCGATATCGATCAGGATTTGGCTCACCGTGTCGTCTGCCAGCGCCTGGCGCAGAGCCGACGAAAACTGCTGGGTGCTGACGCTGCCCGGACCGGACACGTCGTCGACCATGTTGCCGCGCTGCGTGAGCACGCCGTAGAGCGGCAGCACCGCGATGCCTCCACTGGAAACTGCGGTGGCCGCTTGGCGTCTGGCGACACGGACCGAGCGATCCGCATCGATTGCAGCCAAGACGTCGGCACTGGCCGGTACGTTTTGTGACCAGCGCGCCATCACGGTAGTGACGGCGTTCAGCCGTTCGGGCATCAACGCCCAGGGTGTCGCCAGGAATTCGGCGATCAACATTTGATGGTTCATGGTGTCATTCCCAGTGAAATCAGTGAATCGGTCAGTTCGGCTTCTGCCATCGGAGGTAATTGGCTTTTTGCCCAATGCACCACGCGGGCCATTGGCACAGCCAGCGCTTCGGCGATCAGCGTGAGGTCGTTGTCGGTCATGGAACCAGCTCGGCTGATGCGCCGTGCCAGTCGTGCAGCGCTGGATGCAATGAGCGCACGCACCCGCGCGGAAGCTTCATCGTCTTTTGGCTCTGCAGCCTCTTGCGCAGGTGGCTCAGCCTGTTCGCCGTCCGCTTCCATGTCCTCGGCAGCACCTTCTTCAACCATGTTCAGTGGCCGCAATGGCTCGTCCAGTCCGTCCAGAGGATTCAGGTTCTCGGCGATGCGCGCTTCGTTCCGGGTGAGCCAGCCGTTCTGGATGCCACTTTGATAGTAGGAAGAGCGGCTTGCCGCATCCCCTCGCATCAGATTGGAGAAATCGAATTCCACTTCCAGATCGTCACCGTCGAAAAGCAACTCCGACTCGATGCTGGCCTCCCACCGCTCAGCCCATGGCGTCATGGTGTGCATCACGAACTCAAGGCTCTGCTGCTCGATGTTCGAAAACGTCGCGCGCTCCAGGTCCGCGATCATGTGAGGCGGCACCCGAAACAGTCGTGCGATGTCGGTGATCTGGAACTTGCGCAGCTCCAGGAACTGGGCATCCTTGTTGGTGACGCCCACCTCGTGGAACTTCATGCCGTTCTCAAGCACCAGAACCTTGCCACGGTTGGCACCGGACTGCGCCGCCTGATAGGACTCGCGGAAGACCTTCTTGGCTTCTGTGTCCTTGAACGAACCCGGAAACTCAATCCAGCCACCGGTCGGTTTGGCATCATTGGCAAAGAACCGGGCACCGTAGTCCTGGGCCGCCAGCGCCATGCCCAGACTCTCACGAGCGAGGTCAATCGGGCTCATGCCCATCAGCCCGTCGGAGGACAGACCACGCAAGTGCCATATCTCGCCGCGCGGAATGATCGTCTCCACACCAAGCCGATCCATCACCCGGTAGCGGTAGTCACCGGCAGGGGTAAGTTCCATCTTGATCCGGTCCGGGTGGATCGGGACCAGTTCCAGGATTTCGCCCCGGCTGTTTGCCACGATCCGGTTGTATGCGTTGCCCCGCAGCGCCAGATGACCCTGCAGCATTTCGCGCCACTCATATGGGTTCTGATACCGGTTCGGACGCTTGGCCAGCAACCGGTACAGCCAATGGTCGGTGACCCGGTCTTTACCGCCATCGGCGCGCTGCCGATACAACACAAACGGCAGTGACGCCATGGTCTCGGCCAGGATGCGCACGCTGGCGTACACCGCTGCAACCCGCAGGGCGTTGTCGGCCGACACCCGCATGCCGCTGGACGTGCGGACCGTCACCGGTTCAAACCAGAAGTCCCCCCAAGGGCTGCGGTCGTCGCTCGACGCCATCCAGCGGGAGAGGAAGCTAAACATCCCCATCAGAGCATCACCAACTCATAGTCCGCGCCCAACACGACGTTGGTGCCGGGCGTAATCGCTCGGGACAGGCCCATGATCAGCGCGACGATTCCGTCGATCTTGTTTTCTGGGCGCTCCTTGCGCGGATAAATGTTGTCCTTGGCATCCAGGTGCGCCACCACGTTGCTCGCCATCCAACCCAGCACCGGGCAGCCGTCATGAATGAGCTTGCCTTGCAGCACCAAGGCTTCCAGTGTTTTCATGGGCTCCGAGAAATTCAATACCGTGGGCCGCACCTCAATCATTGGCAGTCCCTCGGCCAGCATCCGGGTCGACAACTGCGTGGCCTGGAACGGATCAAATGCCACTGCTTGCACCGAAAAGCGCGAAGCAAATTCGATCAGGTCAGCTTCGATCCAGCTGAAATCGATCACGTTTCCCGGCGTTACTGTGAGGCGGCCACTGCCCATCCACCCCGGGTACTGGCTATTGCCTGCTGCTTGCACCGTGTCTTCTGGCAGGTAGTAGCGACCAAACACCGCAAAGCCTCCATCGATCTCCGGGTGCGCAAACACCAGCAGCAATGCTGCAATATCGGTCTTGCTGGCCAGGTCCAAACCGATCCAGCAGGGCTGGCCGGCGTAGGCCTCGATGTCCAGCAGCGGATCGGCGCACCGGTCCCAGGAGCGCATGTCCATCCATGCCGTGTCGGCGTTGACCCACTCATTTAAGTGCTTGGTCTTGAAGTTGTTCACGGCGCTGGGCATCTGCATCGCTTTGGCCTGCAGCGGAGCCAGCACTTCTGGGCGCACCGAAATGCCCCAGTTGGGGTTGGCCTTGATCAGCGACGACTCCAGCGTCCAGTCATCCCCATCGTCCAGCCCGTAGACGATGCCGAACTGGCTGTCGTCCTCGAACACGCCGTCAAGCAGCCGGGTCACAAATGTCCGGATCTCGTAGCAAATGCCGGAGCGGTTGCTGCCTGCCGTCGTGATCACCCACAACAGCGAGTTGTCTCGTTTGCCGGTCCCGGTTTCCACCACGTCGTAAACCGTGCGGGTCTTGTGGGCGTGCAACTCATCGACGCAACCGAAGTGGATGTTCAATCCATCCAGCGTCGAGCCCTCCGCAGACAGCGCTTCGAACTTCGATCCGCTGGTCATCACATGCATGTTGTGCGCGCCAACGCCCACACCGAAGCGGGTGCGAAAGCCGGCGGACTGCCGCGCCATGGTCTGCGCATCACCAAATACGATCCGCGCCTGGTCCCGGGTCGTCGCCAGCGAATACACCTCGGCTCCACCCTCACCATCGGCTGCCAGCATGTACAGCGCCAGCGCAGAGGACAGCGTGGACTTGGCATTGCCGCGCGGCACCTCGATGTAGGCCCGGCGATACCGGCGTTTTCCGTCCGCCTTGACCCATCCGAACACCGTGCTCAGGATGAACACCTGCCAAGGTTCCAGATGGATCGGATCGCCTGCCAGCGGACCTTTGACGTGCGGCAGCCTTTCAATGAACGCACACAGGTTGTCCGCCGGCGCAAACGACTTGCCCGATCGGTCCATCAGTTTTGGGTTGAATCGCAGCAAGCTGCTCTTCCCCTTGAACTTGACCAGGTCGTTCAATTGCCGCTGGCATGCCATGCGCACCCATCGGCACGCGGAAACATCTCCCTCCACCACGGCCTCGGCGTAGTGCCGGGCGATGGTGGCGTAACTGCGCGCGGGCATCAGCCAGCGATCTCCGACCAAGGATCCAGATCGTCAGCCGCTTCCATGGGCAAGGTGATGCGCGAGCGAGATGCTGGCGTAAATCCCATCTCGGTCGCAGCCTTAGTCATGATCTGGGCTTGCTTGTTGGCAATCGCCAGGTACGGCGACTGCATCGGCACACCCGTGTTCGGCGCTTTGATCAGCAATCCAGTCTTGGCCAGGCCCGCTTGCGCCTTGCGATACAGATCGGCGGCGCACGCCCACACCTCGAGCACGGACATATCCAGTCGGCGCAGCAAGTGTTGTGGTGCGCTGTCGATGGCGTAGCGCCATGCGTCCTTGGCACCATCCGTCATGTACGTCGGCGGCTCAACCAGATCCCCTTGGGGCTGCGGCTCGCGCAAGTTCGTGCGGCATTTTTGCAGCGTTCCCTTGATCTTCTTGACAGTAGTGGGCAGTGGTTTGCGTCCGGCCATTTCAATTCGGTCCCGGGGGGATCCCCCCTTGTTTCAATTTGCACGCGCAAAAATCTGTGCACGCGCACGCATCGCGCGCGCCGCGATGTAGAGATTCATCCCCCCTGGGGGGGTAGGTCAGCGCCGTTTGGCTGTCTCGCCAGCGGTTTTGCTGTTGTGGCAGGGCACGCACAGTCCCTGCAGGTTGGCCCAGTCAAACCGTGCGCCGCCGTCCTTCAACGGTTTGATGTGGTCTGCCACCACCGCCGCGACAACGCGCCCACGGCCCTGACAGCGCGCGCACACCGGGTGCTCACGCAGGAACGCAGCACGCACCGCACGCCACGCGGCTGACTGATAGAAGCCACGCTCGGTATCAAACCCGCGCCGTGCGCGACCGTAGTCACGATGCGCCGCAACACGGTGCGCGTCGCAGTAACCGGGCGTGGCCAGGACCACACCGCAACCAGGGTGGCGACACGGTGTGGGTGCTGCGATTGGCATGTGAGCAACGGTCAAAAGAAAGTTCGAAGAACACCACCTACTTATCGCCAATGCCCGCCGAAACACGCTTGGCTTCCGTGTTGAACAGCGCGTTACTACCAACACCATCAACCACACAGGAGAAGCACATGGCCTACAGCAGCAACGAATTCACAGTCGACGAGATCGGGTTCATCCAGATCGCATTGACCAAGGTCCTGGCCGCAGTCGCACGCGGCGAACTGGATCTCAACCGGCTTGCGCGCGAGGAACTTGCCGCACGCGGTCTGGATGACAAGGGCATCTGGGTCGGGTTCGATCGCGCCAAGCAGATCCACAGCGCCTGAGGACCAAGACGATGGACGTCAAGACCCTCGACCAACTGTTCCAGCAGATCGCGCTGAACCATCTTTTTGTCGACACGCTTGAGACACGCAACAGCGACAGGCTGGACTTCCACGAAGTGAGCGTGTGGGGCATCAAGACCGCCCTGCAGGCAGCCTTTGACGCGGGCATACAAGCCGCCAGCAGCAGCAAATCCAACCAGTAATCAACCCAGGAGCATCACCATGACAACCCAACTCACACCATCGCAGCAGCAAATCCTCAGCCACGCGGCCCAGTCCACCAGCGGCAAGATCGAATGGTTTCCGGACAACATCAAAGGCGGCGCACGCAAGAAAGTGCTCGACAGTTTGTTCAATCGTGCACTCATCACGCCTCTGGGCGATGAATGGTTTGTCGCGGCCGAGGGCTACGACGCACTGGGACTGGCACGCCCGGGACCGGTCATCGTCGCGGATCCGGAGATCGAAGCTGCTGTTACCGCCATCGAGACAAAGGCGCGCGCTGAGGCCAAAACGCCGCGCACACGCGACAACAGCAAGCAGGCCACGGTCATCAGCATGCTCAAGCGCCCTGAGGGCGCGACTATCCCACAAATTTGTGAAGCCACCGGCTGGCAGGCACACACGGTGCGTGGCACGTTTGCTGGTGCGTTCAAGAAGAAACTTGGCCTCAATCTGGTGTCCGACAAGGGCGAAGGCGATCGGGTCTACCGTATCGCTGGTTGAGCCAGATCGGCAAGCGCATTGAAATGCGCGCCATCACCGGCACGAGTTGCCTCGCCGCCGGTGAAGTCCTGCCAGCGCTTGACGATCACGTCCACGTACTTCGGATCGAGTTCGATCAACCGTGCGCGGCGTCCAGATTTTTCGCAGGCAATCAGACTGGAGCCAGAGCCGCCGAACGGGTCAAGAACCAGATCGCGCGTCTTACTGCTGTTGCGCACCGCGCGCTCGACCAGCTCCACCGGCTTCATGGTCGGATGCAGGTCGTTCTTGTGCGGCTTCTTGATCTGCCACACATCACCCTGGTCGCGGGCTCCGCACCAGTAGTGCTCGACACCATCGCGCCACCCGTACAGGATGGGCTCGTACTGGCGCTGGTAGTCGGCGCGGCCCATGGTGAAGGTGTTCTTGGCCCAAATCACGAAGGTCGACCACTTGCCACCGGCAGCGCGGAAGGCCGACTGCAAGGTGTCCAGTTCTGATGAACTCATGGCGATGTAGACCGCACCCTTGGTGACATTGAGGATGTTCTGACAAGCCGCCAGCAGGAAGGCACCAAAGCCGTCTCCCATGTTGTCGTTCAGGATCGGGCGATTCTTGCCACGCATCTTGTCCTTGGCCGTGTTGGCGTAGTTGACGTTGTAGGGCGGATCCGTGAACGTCATGTCCACCAGTTCGTCACCCAACAGCACCTTGTAGTCCTCAGCCTTGGTGGCATCCCCACACAAGACTTTGTGATCCCCGAGCAGCCAGACGTCGCCAGCGCGCGAGATGGGGTTCTCGGTGACTTCCGGAACCTGATCCTCGTCAGTGAGTCCGTCAGTGCTGGCGTCACCCGCAATTAGTGCATCCCATTCTTCTGGACTGAAGCCGGTGATACCCAGATCAAAACCACCATCTTTCAACTCAGCCAACTCAAGGCCCAGCAGTTCGTCATCCCAGGAGGCGTTCTCGCCGATCTTGTTGTCGGCCAGGATCAGCGCCCGGCGCTGGATGTCCGTCAGATGCGCCATCGGCACGACCGGGACCTCAGTCATGCCGAGTTTTCGGGCAGCGAGCAGGCGTCCGTGGCCGGCAATGACATTGTTCTGGCCGTCGACCAGGATCGGTGCGCCCCAGCCAAATTCGGTGATGCTGGCGGCGATCTGGGCCACCTGTGCATCGGAGTGCTGATTGGCATTGCGAATGTAAGGAATCAACGCAGCGACCTGGCGCAATTCGATCTTGAGATCAGCCACTGGATTACGCATGCGACAACTCCTGGACGCCCAGACGGGCGACGGCAACATCCTCAAATGACTGGCCGGTGCTATCGAGCGTGATGGCAACATTCGGATAGTTCTGCTGGAAGCGGCGTATCGCTACGTCCACGTATAGCGGCGCGATCTCCACCGAGCGGCAGCGACGTTGCGTGCGCTGCGCGGCAAGCAGTGAGGTCCCCGAGCCATTGAAAGGCTCGAACACCACGTCAGCCTTGGCAGAAAAGGTCTCCATGACATGCTCGGGCAGTGCAACCGGGAACACGGCGGGGTGGTCGATGTCCTCACCAATCTTGCCCTTGTGCCGCATGATGCGGATCACGCTGTCGGGGATGCGCGTGTCCTGGGTTGGCGTGCCAGCATGGGACCAGCCCCCGACTTCGCCATCCTTCTTGCGCATGGCGGTTGACGATCCATCGGCGCGCAGGTGCGATTCCTGACCGGCGTGCTTGCAAGGCACGATTTTGTTGGGACGACGCGCCTCATGGTTGAAGTGGAAAATGAATTCGAAGCTGGGAGCCAGACGACCATTCCAGTCACCCGGCATACCCGGACCTTGGTCCCAGACGTACCAGGCGAAGCGACGCCAGCCAGTGGACTGCATCCACTGTAGCCAACCGTCCCAATATGAGATGACTTCGTTGTCGCGGTGAATCAAACCCAAGTTGACCAAGACCTGCCCATCCATTGCCATAGGCAAGGTGGCGAACACACCGCGCATCAAGCCATCCCAATCGACTATTGCGTCGGTGTAGTCCCTTTGGTTACCGTAGGGTGGCGATGTGAAGCACAGCGTGGCGCGGTCCATGCCCATGAGTGCTGAGATCACGTCAGCGTCAGCGGCGTCACCACAGATCAGGCGATGCTGCCCAATGATCCAGAGGTCACCGGTTTGGCTGACAGCCTTGACCGGCGGTTCAGGCAGTTCGTCAGCCGAGTCGTCGGCTAGATCCGAATCTTCCTCGCCATCCTTGGCCAGCAGTGCCTGTATTTCCGCGTCATCAAAGCCAGTTAACTCCAGGGCAAAGCCAGCATCCTGCAGTTCGGTAAGTTCCAGTGACAGCAGTTCGCTATCCCACCCAGCCCGTTCGGTCAGCTTGTTCTCGGCCAGGATAAACGCGCGCTTTTGGGTGTCGGTGAGGTGCGCCAGTTCGATCACTGGCAGCTCCGTCATCTCCAGTTTGCGCGCAGCGAGGATCCGGCCGTGGCCTGCAATGACGCCGCGATGGCCATCGACCAAGACGGGATTGTTGAAGCCGAACTCCCGGATGCTGGCAGCGATCTGCGTGATCTGTTCATCGCTGTGCGTGCGCGCATTGCGGGCATAGGGGATCAAAGTCTCGATCGGCCGATAGTGGATTTTCAGGGATGACATCAATGGGCCCAGAAATGCAAAAACCCGCTGAGAGCATGTGGCTCAGAGCGGGTTTGTGGTGTCGGTCAGCCGTAAAGCGAAGCCACTTGGCCCTACTCACACGACTGTCCAGAAGATAGCCGAAATAGTAGAGCAAAACACCCCAATGTGTTGCACGCTCAAATGAAGGCTTGCGCCGCAGATGTACGCAAGACGCGCAATTGCGCCTCACACACACGCCAAATCCCGCCAATTCACGCTTGGGCATTCAATTGCTCAACGACGATCTGAATCGACAACTTCCAGCGCCTCCATGCCGTCGTGCGACAGCACCCGAATCGCCTGCCGATTTCGTTCCACTCGTAGTTGTCCGCACGCATCCAGACCAGGTGGCGACTCTCCACCTCAAGCCACTGCACCCATCCCATGGTTTCCAGCATCAGGTCGACGTCCTTGGGATCGGGTGGAAAGCGAATCACACGATCGTTGTCGGCAAACCGCTCCCACTCCTGGCGCACGATCGGTGGCCACAGGTTGAAGTAGCCCTGGACACGGACTGGCGGCAGGCGACGACCGGTGACGACCGCCTCATGAAAACGTGCGGCGACATCATCGGCAGACCAGACAGAGGAATATTTAGCCATGCCGAGTCCTCCCGTACAAACGGTCCCCGATGATGCGAATCAGTTGGCGCTCGATCACGCCCAGGCGTTCATCCGCTTCAGATACGACGAGGATGTGTTGCTCCTGCCAGCCACGTTGTTTCACAACATCCAGATCAACGTGTTCGCCTTGCATGCGGCCCAGGGGCGACGGGTAATGCGCTTGTGGCGTTTTCATGTCATGCCTCCTGAGTGTCGATGGCCCAGTGCAGCAAGGCCAGGGCATCGGCT